CGAGGTGGCGAGGCTGGAGAGAAATTTTGAAACGCTCCGACATATGGTTGGCGTATCGAATGAGCTCGATCTGGAAGCCATGACTATGGAGCAGTTGAACCGGGAGATCGAAAATGCGATCCTTGCTCGTGCACACGCTCTTAAGCGTGATGATGATCCCGTGTGCTTTGATTCTGAGTTCTTGCGGGACGTCGCAAAACTTCAATAGTTACGGGAACATACCAGATTTGCCAGCTTCAGTGAAGTCTGGCGGTCAGGTGACGCCGCTCCCAAAGAACATCAAAGACCTCGGGCCAGCAGAGAGCAAGGAATTGTTCGTCAAGGTACGACGAAATGAGCTTCGCCAGGCTCGTGCAGTGCGTGCAGCTCAGGAGTGGCATAAACAACTTGTTAAACGTTCTAATGGCAAATAAGCCATTGACTTGTGCCGCTAATGGCCTTAAGGGGTTCGGCATGTGCAAAGATTGCAAAAATTGCCCCTGCTCCCAAGTTCGCACTCTGGCTGCGAACTTACTGCCGAGTGAGTCGAAAATCGTCAACTACCTCGGCAGGCGGACGCTGGTCGTTCCGCTGATCATGGCCCGTGCAGATGTGGTCATGAATGGAGCATATGTGCCAGTCGAGGAAATGTCGCCAGAAGCATGGAACGGCCGCCCGGTGACAGTGGGCCACCCCGACGACGGTAATGGCGGTTTTATATCTGCAACTGCCTCACCGGAAATTTACGAACAATGGTCAGTGGGTACGCTGTTCAACACACACGTGGACGAAGAGGGTGCGTTGCGTGCAGAGGCCTGGATCGACATCGAGCGTTGCAACGAACGATACCCGGGCCTCATTGGGCGAATTAAATCATCCGAAAAGATCAACGTCTCTACAGGATATTTTTGCGAACACGAAGAGCAGGAGGGCGAACTGAATGGTCGCAAATACAATGTAATCCACAGAAACATCAAGCCCGATCATTTGGCACTACTGCCGGATGAGCAGGGCGCATGTAGTTGGGAAGATGGTTGCGGAGTACGGGCCAACCAAGACATGGTGGGGATACGTATGAAGAAAAAGGCCGTGGCTAATGCCACAAAAGCGATTGACGCCATCTCCAGAGGCGTTGCATCGCTTCAGGCCTCGCTCAAGAGCCTCGTGCGCAATGAGCGGGGTGATGACGATGATCCGGCAATGTTGATCGCTGACTTGTTGTCGGACGATCGTTCGCCCTTCCTCCCGGAAGATGAGATGGCGCTTCGTCAGATGAGTTTGGACACGCTTAAGAAGATGCGTGCGACGTTCCTCCAAGACGACGAAGAAACCAAGGAGGAGGAAGAGGAGAAGCCCGCCGAGGGCAATCAGGACGATGAAGAGGGCGAGAAGAACCAGAGGAAGTCTTCAGTGAAAAACTCTTTAATAACCGTGGATGACATTCGGGGCATCGTGAAGGATGTTCTGGATAAGCATCCAGCGTTGCAGGCCGCGAACGCCGCGGCTAAGCAGCGTAAGTTGGAATTGGTCGATCACGTGTGCTCCATGTCTTCGATTCCTCGTGCAATCGCCGAGACGATGACCGAGGATCAGCTCGAGGCCGTTATCGCGAGCCTGGGTGCCACGTTCGTCGGTCGGCCAATACCGGCTGTGGTCAACAGCGATAAAAAGGATCCGATCGCGGAGGCCATGACTGCGCCATCCGTTATCGACTTCATTAAAAATCGAAAGGAGGTGGCATAATGGCCAGCGGTGACGCTCCGAAAACTGTCCTCCTGCGGGGGCAGCCGATTGGGCTCGAAGGCATTGCCGGCGGCACAATCACTCCGGGTATGTTCGTTGTGCTTGACTCCGACGGTAAAGTCGATCCGGCGCCGGCGAACAGCAGCACGCGGTGGGTCGCACGGGAGAATGAAATCGTTGGTAAATCTATCAACGATAACTACTCCCCGGATGATACGCTGCTCTATTGGTCGTGCCGCCCGGGTGATCAGGTGTATGCATTGCTCAATGCGGGCGAGAACGTATCAGCCGGTGCGTTACTTCAAGTATCGTCTACGGCGGGCGTTCTGGGCGCTCATAATCCGGGTAATCCCGGTGAGAGCTTCCCGGGTAATGCCGTCGCTCGTGCGCTTGAAGCAGTGAATAACTCGGGCGGGGCGACTCCCGTCCGCATTCGGGTGGAGGTGCTCTAATGGTCAAAGGCCCAGCTCAGTTCAATTCCGCTGCCGGTATGTTCGGAGTCGGCGAGTGTCTTGATGTCAACGCAATGAGGCCGTTCATTGACGATCAGGGGCGCTCGTGCATCGTTCGTAACGGACAGCGCTTCGTTACGAACGCTCCGGCACTGCTGCGGTACGATGAATGGAAAGACATCGACCGCACGGTGATCCAGGTCGCTACGGATCGTCTTGTTGGTATCGCCGACTTGATCTCGCGCGGCCTCACCCACAGCCTGGGCTCGATCGGGCTGACGATCAGTCTGTGGGAACGTGAGAGCAGCATGACGCCCGCTAACATCTCGATGAGCGGCGTCACTGAAGGCGAAGAAGACACGCCGGAATATGATTATCAACAGGTCCCAGTGCCGGTCGTTCACAAGGATTTCCGTGTGAACATTCGGCGTTTGGAGGCCTCGCGTCGTTTCGGCGAGTCGATCGACGTAACCGCTGCGGCTATGGCTGGGCGCGCTGTGTCGGAAGCTTCCGAAGACATGCTCTTCTCCGGCTATCCGATCAAGGTCGACGGTGCAACCATCTACGGTTACACGACGCACCCCGATCGCGCTCAAGTCAATATGTCAGCGAAGTGGGACGATCCAAGCACGACTGGCGAGGACATCGTAAAAGATGTTCAAGCGATGCTCGACAAAGCACGCGAGAACCGTTATTTCGGTCCATTCGTGATGTACGTCCCCGGCGGGTACGAAGGCCTGCTCGATAACGACTACAATCCGCAGACATCCGACACTCGCACGATCCGCCAGCGGATTATGCAGTTGACGGGTATCGCGGAAATTCGGGTCGCTGATCGACTGCCTCCGCACAACGTTCTGCTTGTTCAGCTCACTCGGGACGTTGTGGACATGGCGATCGCCCGTGATATTACGACCGTCCAATGGTCCGTCAATGGCGGTATGCAGGAGCGGTTTAAGGTGATGGCCGTCTGGGTGCCGCGCATCAAGTCGACCTACGACGGACAAAGCGGTATCGTGCATCTGTACGAAATCGAGTAAACGCGTTTTGTAACGGAAAAAGGGGGCGCCGGGTCAGTGGTTCAACATCGGAACCGGCCCGGCGCCTTTTGAATAACTAACAGGAGGCGAAAATGAGATCATGGCGTATTACGAAAAAAGGCGCGATTTATACTCGCTGGGAGCTTCTTAAGAATGGCCGGCCCTCTGGCGAGCCTTTTCGTGGGCCTCGTCATACCCTTGTGGATGGCAAATACGTTCCTCGTGGCGATGTCGTTTTGGTGACTTATCGGACAGGTGATGTGGTTAAACTGACGGAGCAGGGCGCTCGCAATTTGCGTCACTTAGGTCTCGAACCACATGTCCCTATCATCGGTCAAAAGGTCGAGGCCGTCACCGCCACAGAATTAAACGAGCGCCACGACGAGGCCACAAACGATGGCGCCGAGTCGATCGTCGTGCCCGACGATTGGCGAGACTTGCCAGCGGATGCGCGTAAGAAGCTTGCGTCCAAGATCGCAGGCACTCGCATCAAGACTGTAACCATGGCCAATAAGATCATCGAGGAACACGTCAGCTAAGGGACGATAAAGATGGTTGCGACCCCGACAGTAGCCGATGTCCGAAGCGTCATATCAACCACACTCTCCGACGAGCAAGTCGACTTGATGATCCAAGACGCCGTCTTGATTGTCAGCAAATGTCCTGCGGTGTTGAAGGCGAATTCGGATCGTCAAAAGGCCATTGTCAAGTGGGTCGCAGCTCATCTCATCTCTCAGCGTACACCTGAGGCTCAGGTTACGCAGCGCAGTCTTGGCGATGCGTCCGAGACGTTTGCACGTGCTACGCTAGGTGTGGGTCTCGCCGGTACGTTCTACGGCCAACAAGCGATATTGCTTGATCCAAGCGGTTGTTTAGAGCGGCTTGGGCGTCAACGCGCATTCGTAAGGGTGCTGTGATGGACGTATTTGCGCGCTACATGACGCAGGTTGCGACGTATTGGGCGCCGGGAGGAAATGATGGTTTTGGCAACGTTACGTTCGCAGCACCGGAAGTTATTAAGTGCCGTTGGCAGGACGTGGCAATCATGTTCCGCGACTCGCAAGCACGGGAAGTTGCAAGCGATGCAGTCGTTTACGTCGACCATGACGTGGAAGTCGGTGGCTACCTCGCTCTCGGCAATCATTCAACAACTAATCCACGATCTGTCGAGGGTGCGAAAGAAATTCGTCAAGTCCAGCGTTCACCATCACTGTCTGGCGACGAGGTATTGATTAAGGCAATCCTATGAGCGCCGAACTTGACAGGGTAGTCCGTAATCTAAACCGTGAAATCCGTAAAATCACGGAGCGCACAGTCGCGGGGCTATTCGCGGGTGGCCTGTTGATACAGCGCGATGCTCAGCAGCACGTACCTGTGGAATACGGGAATTTGCGAGCTAGTGCCTACACGCGAAAGATGCCTGAAAATCCAAAAGCGGTGGAGATCGGATTTACAGCATCTTATGCGCTGTTCGTCCACGAAAATCTCGAAATGAAGTGGAAGGGCCGTAAACGTCGTAGCGGCATTGGCGTTTACTGGGGGCCGAGCGGCGAGGCACGTTTCTTAGCGAACGCGATCCAGCGTCAACATCGGAACGTCCTCGCTGTTATTCGCGCCTATGGTTCCGGTGGGAGGACGACATGAGTTCGCCCGCTTACGATATAGCACAATATCTCGCTTCGCAGGGAGTCGGCGTATTCGGCGGTAGTACTGCGTGGTCGATTAACGTCTCCCGCGAACCCGCGTCGCCGGATGACTGCATTACTCTGTATGACACCGGCGGCGCGGGACTTGATACAGACGATAGGGATATAGATAGGGTGAGCTTTCAGGTGCGGGTGCGATCATTCGACTATCTGAGCGCACGTGCAATGCAAGTTGCTATTCGTGACTTGCTCTTGATTGATCCTGGGGTTGCGGCAGGGGGCAATCTTTACACAATCAGTCAGGAGTCGAATATCATGCACATAGGTAGAGACGAAAATGACCGTCAAATCCTCACGGCGAACTACCTCGCATTCGTCCAAGAAGTCGAGTAAGTCACAAATGAAGGCGGGGGAACGTTCATGGGACGGGAAGGTTGTTAGCATTGCCGCTTTCGCGCTAACAATCGCCGTGAATGTGGCTTCTGTGGGCTACACTTACGGGAAAACGTCCACACGTGTGGAAGGTATGGAAGTACGCGTTGAAAAACTCGAGACGAAGATTGATGCTATGCAAGCTGTTCGGATCGAGATTGCCAGCATGAAGGAGCAACTAGCAGCGATTAACCAGACTCTTCAACGACTCGAAAAGCATCTACCGATAAAGAGGTGATAAGATGACGGCAGCGGCAGGACGTACACTAGTCTTGAAATGGGGCTCACCAACGCCCAATATAGTCGCCGGCGTGCGCGAGAAAAGCGTCTCGCTAAACGGCGAGCCCATTGATGTTACGAATGACGATGATAACGGTTGGCGTACTCTGTTGAGCGTATCGCAGCAAAACGAAGTCAACATCACGGTCAGTGGCGTGACTAAAGACGATGTTCTTCGTGCTGCGTGGTTCGGCACTCGGATGGATAATGCGGAACTGGTGTGGCCTGATGGTGCGAAGATCGAGGGCACTTTTGTACTCGTATCTTACACTGAGACAGGCGCCTACCAGGAT